CCGGAAGTCCGAAGTAGCCGCTGTAAAACCCGGTAACAAGGGTGTAGTAGGCCGACCATAGGGTGACGCAGCGATAATTAACGAGTACAAAGCTCGTATGCTGGCTAGTCCAAAGTCACGCAAGGTCCTAGAGACTATTTTTGATGCTGCTTTGGACCATGACCATAAGAATCAGGCTGCTGCTTGGAAACTTGTGATGGACCGTATACTACCAGTGGGTGCCTTTGAGAAGGACGTAGTAAAAGACGCTGGTCGTAACGCTATACAGATCAACATAAGTGGCGTAGGTACTGCAGAGGTACTAACACCAGAGATAATCGAAGGAGAAGTAGTAGAAGATGACTCTTAAGCACTTTACTAGAGAAGAATTCGATTGTCAGGTTACTGGCACTAACAACATGGAACAAGAGTTCCTAGAGAAGTTAGACCAATTGCGGGGCGCATGTGGCTTCCCCTTTGAGGTAACGTCAGGTTACCGTCATCCAACTCAGCACCCTATTGAAAGAAAAAAAGCGGTGCCGGGAACACATGCCCAAGGGATAGCAGCGGACATAAAAATAACAAACGCTGCCCACCGCTACACTATTGTGGCTAATGCTTTGAACCTTGGTTTTACTGGCATAGGTATTGACGATGGTTTTGTACATGTGGACACTAGGGGTACTACTCCAGTGCTTTGGTTGTACTGATGCTGTACACTAAAAACAAAAACCTAACAGACACCAGTACGCAAACGATTGTTACTATTCCTAACGGTTACGTAGCACATTGGAACATGGCATTTATAGCTAATCTACATAACTCGACTAACAGTATTACGTTGTTTGTAGACAAGCCTAGCCCTACTCCAGATGTGTATATCTATAACGGTACTAACATATCCTCAAAAGAAAACCTGTTGATTGATGGTAATGCAACCTTTGTTCTACAACCGGGAGACATCATTAAAGCATCTACTAGCGGGTCAGGTAACGTAGAGGTAGTTGTTACCTTTGATTTGCTAGAAGCACCTGTGGTGTTTAATAACTTTAATGGGTCTTAATAGTTAAACATGCTTGTAATAATTGGTGCTGACTGGTGCATGGGTTGTAAATCATTAAGAAAACAACTAATGAAAAAAGACATTGACCACCGTTATGTACAAATGCCTCCGGGCCCTGCAGGGTGGGACATGGTAGAAGCTTTAACAGGACGCAGGGCAGTACCTGCGGTGTTTCATAAGTTTGAAACATTGGCTAAAGTACGTGAAATGTTAGAAGGTGTGGATATACCAATTAGAGAATTAACTGAAGACGAGTTGGACGAACTTGACTGATCTTAATATAGAACTACTGCCTTGGCAACAAGAAGTCTGGGCAGACGACACAAGATTTAAAATAGTAGCTGCTGGGCGACGTACAGGTAAGTCTAGGTTAGCAGCGTGGATGTTAATAGTTAACGCACTTCAGGCGGACAGAGGCCATGTATTTTACGTCGCACCTACTCAGGGACAAGCCAGAGACATCATGTGGCAAACTCTTATGGAACTGGGACACCCTGTTATCTCTGGTAGCCATATTAATAATCTGCAAATTAAGCTTGTCAACGGTGCTACCATTAGCCTCAAAGGTGCCGACAGACCAGAAACAATGCGAGGTGTCAGCCTTAAGTTTCTAGTTATGGACGAGTACGCTGACATGAAGCCAGAGGTATTCGAGCAAATCCTTAGACCTGCCTTGGCGGACCAAAAGGGCTGTGCAATGTTCATTGGTACGCCAATGGGAAGGAACCACTTTTACGAACTATACAAATATGCGGACTTAGATGATGACCCTACGTACAAGGCTTGGCATTTTACATCTTACGATAATCCTTTACTTGACCCGTCAGAAATTGATATTGCAAAAAGAAGCATGTCGAGCTATGCGTTCCGTCAAGAATTTATGGCGTCGTTTGAAGCTCGTGGGTCGGAAATGTTTAAAGAGGACTGGGTCTCTTTTAGCGAAGACGAACCTGAAATAGGAGATTACTACATTGCCGTTGACTTGGCAGGATTTGAAGAAGTCAACAAGAAGAAGACTAAGAACTCCAAGCTTGACGACACAGCCATCGCAGTGGTTAAGGTCAGTGAGCATGGTTGGTATGTTGACAATATCATATACGGTAGATGGAGTCTTGACGAAACAGCAGCTAAGATATTTCAGGCCGTTAGAGATTACCGTCCCGTGTCGGTTGGAATCGAAAGAGGCATTGCTAAACAAGCTGTAATGTCTCCTTTGGCGGACTTGATGAAACGTTACGGTACGTTCTTTAGAGTAGAAGAACTAACACACGGTAACAAAAAGAAGACCGACAGAGTAATGTGGGCACTACAAGGTCGTTTCGAAAACGGCTACATTACATTAAATAAAGGCGAATGGAACAGTAGGTTTCTTGACCAGCTATTTCAGTTTCCTGATCCTTTGACGCATGACGACTTGATAGACGCTTTGGCGTATATTGACCAACTGGCAAATGTAGCGTACGACTACGACTACGAAATTGAGGACCACGAGATTTTAGACGTGGTAGCAGGATACTAATATGGCAGAATTTTACGATACGGACCCTCTGTTGATTGAAGAAACAATTGAAGACTGGGTTATAACTAAATGTGAAGACTGGAGGGATTACTACGAAAGTAATTATGAAGCAAGATTTGAAGAATATTATAGACTCTGGCGTGGTATTTGGGACCCTGCTGACAGTGAGCGTCGGTCTGAGCGTTCCCGTATTATTTCTCCTGCACTTCAACAGGCTGTTGAGTCTAATGTAGCAGAACTAGAAGAAGCTACGTTTGGGCGAGGCAAGTGGTTTGACGTAAGTGATAATTTCGGAGACACTAACAAGCAAGACGTACAGTTTCTTCGTAACAAACTTACGGAAGATTTTGAAAACTGTATGGTACGCAAAGCTGTAGCAGAGTGTTTGATTAACTCAGCAGTCTTTGGTACAGGTATTGGTGAGATCGTAATGGAGGAAATGAAAGAGATGGCTCCAGCCACTCAACCCATTATGGACGGACAGTTACAGGCTGTAGGCGTTACGATGCAAGACCGTGTTAAAGTCAAGCTTAAGCCTGTACTACCTCAGAACTTCTTAATTGACCCTGTAGCTACGTCTGTGGAAGACGCCTTAGGTGTTGCTATTGACGAGTTCGTAAGCAGACACCATGTTGAACTTTTGCAGGAACAGGGGGTTTACCGTGATGTTTATGTAGGTTCTGCTGCTCCCGATACTGACTTAGAGCCTGACCAAGACATAACAATCTATAATGACGATAAAGTACGTCTTACAAAGTACTACGGTTTAGTGCCACGAGAGCTTCTAAATTCCGCTCTAAGCGACGATGAAGAAGATTCGGTAGAAGAAGAAAGGTCTGAATCAAAGTACGTAGAAGCTGTTGTAATAGTTGCTAACGGTGGTATATTACTTAAGGCAGAAGCTAACCCCTACATGATGCAAGACCGTCCTGTAGTAGCGTTTCCTTGGGACGTAGTGCCCGGACGTTTCTGGGGCCGTGGCGTATGTGAAAAAGGATACAACAGCCAGAAAGCACTTGACACAGAGCTACGTGCAAGAATTGACGCACTAAGTCTTACGATCCATCCTATGATGGCTATTGACGCAACTAGGCTACCTCGTGGTGCAAAACCTGAAGTACGCCCCGGAAAGATGATACTAACTAATGGAAACCCTAAAGAAGTACTTCAACCGTTCAACTTTGGTCAAGTGGGTCAAATCACTTTTGCTCAGGCCGGAGCATTGCAGCAGATGGTACAGCAAGCAACAGGAGCAGTGGACTCAGCAGGAATTGCGGGTCAAGTTAATGGCGAGAGTACTGCCGCTGGCATTAGTATGTCTCTTGGCGCTATTATTAAACGCCATAAGCGTACACTAATTAACTTCCAACAGTCCTTCTTGATTCCATTTGTAAAGAAAGCTGCCTATAGGTACATGCAGTTTGATCCAGAAAACTATCCCGTAGCTGACTACAAGTTTAACGCAAGCAGTACTCTAGGCATTATCGCCCGTGAGTACGAGGTTACTCAACTTGTGCAGCTCTTGCAGACTATGCAACAAGACTCTCCAATTTATAACACACTGATTCAGTCTATTATTGACAACATGAATCTGTCTAACCGTGAAGAACTTCTCGCAGCTATGGCGCAAGCTATGGAGCCAAACCCGCAAGCACAGCAGATGGCTATGCAGACGCAACAGGCTCAGATGCAGTTCCAGCAGGCTCAGACAGCCGTCCTTACGTCACAGGCTCAAGAGTCTCAGGCACGAGCTACTAAGCTTGCTGCGGAGGCTGCTGTGGTGCCAGAAGAACTTCAAATTGAAAAGATTAACGCTATCACACGTAACCTCAAAGAAGGCGACCAAGAAGACAAAGAGTTTGAGCGTCGTATGCGTGTAGCAGACACACTTATCAAAAGAGAAGCAACGCAAGGAAAAACTAATGCTAACCGACAAGGAACTACAAGCCCTGCTCAATCAGACCAACAACCACTTCAAAGGCCAATGGAAGCGCCTAGATCAGTTGGAACGCCAAATACAGGAGTTGAGTGATGCCTTCAAAGAAAGACCCAAGACTAGCACAAGCGGGGGTAAGCGGGTTCAACAAACCAAAGCGGACGCCTAGTCACCCTAAGAAGTCCCACGTAGTTGTTGCCAAGGAAGGCGACAAGGTTAAAACTATTCGGTACGGACAGCAAGGCGTTAGCGGCGCTGGTAAGAACCCAACGACCGCCAAAGACAAAGCAAGACGTAAGTCTTTTAAAGCACGTCATGCAAAGAACATAGCCAAAGGCAAAATGTCTGCGGCTTACTGGGCAAATAAATCTAAATGGTAGGAGCAAACAATGAAAGTTAATGCACCTAAAGGCTATCACTGGATGAAAAGTGGCAGCGCTTTTAAGCTTATGAAAGACCCAACAGACGGTTATAAGCCACACAAAGGCGCTTCTAAGTCAGCTAACTTTGAAGTTCAAAAGGTCCACAAAGGCAAAAAGTAAGGAGATTACTATGGGATACGGTAACGCATATGGCGGTAAGAAAAAGAAAGTCAAGAAACCAAAGGGCAAGTAAACGTGGCTACTAAATCTAAAGTCAATCAGGCAGGCAACTACACAAAGCCGACTATGCGTAAGAATCTGTTTAACAGAATCAAAGCAGGTGGCAAGGGTGGTAAGCCCGGACAGTGGTCTGCACGTAAGGCTCAGATGTTAGCCAAGGAATACAAGGCCAAAGGTGGAGGCTACAGAAACTAATGGCACTTAAAAAATCACAGCGCTCGTTACGTAACTGGACGAAACAAGAGTGGGGAACCAAGTCTGGTAAACCCTCTACTCAAGGACC